TTGAATAAACAGAATGAGTTATACCATTAATTGTTAATATATCCGATAAGGCTATAGAGTTTGGAGAATCGGATATATCAATATAATATCCTTTTGCAGTATTTCCTCCCACGTAAACACTACCATCAGATGGTGTCGTGATGCCATCATTTCTTAAAGAACTAGTGTAATACTGATACCCACTAGTAGTATTGGTTTGTAGTGTACCCAAAGTTGTCGTGTGGTTGTATTTGTCGTTTAATCCCACTAACGGAACTGCAATAGTTCCTGGACGATACGCCACCACTTTAGTTTGTAAATCAAACACGGTAGAATCATTTTTAGTGTAATTTGGCAATGCACCATTACTTAATAGTTTAGCGTCTGCCATGATAGCAATTTTTGGAATGCTAGTTTGATGGACAGCAGCAGATATTTCACTTTCTTCTAAATAAGTTTGTATTTTTCTTTTTATTACTGGAGTAAATATTTCTGGATCGTCGTAAAGATTTTCTGGATAAACAAACACATTAATAGCATTGATTAAAGTGCTACTAACACCACTCAATACTGGCAAATTACCATAACCAGAACCTTCGGTGATTAATTGTACACCGTAAACGTAATGGCTCTTTAAACCAATAGGAGTTGTTTTTAATTGAACTACAGCTCCAGTGCCACTAATATCCTTAACAGTTAGATAAGGATTATCTTGTGTGATTGTTCTTTGTGTTTCAGTTAAAGAGGATAAATCAATATTTACAACCATTAAACCGGTTTCATTATGATTATTTAATAATTGTAGTTGATATTCTTTACTAGATCCTGGTATTAAATTATAAACGTCTGCTTGTAATTTTTCTTGTAGTGTTTGGATTGTTTTAGTAGCAGGACATAATGGATTTTCTAGAGGATGAGAAGAGGTTATACCCCCAGCAGTCACACCACTCAGGAATAATACATCTCTGTCTAATGCATCTGCCATTTTTTGGCATTCAAAACAGTCAGAAAAAATAACTTCATTAGTAACATCTCCGGCAGTGTAAACTTCTCCTGTAATCTCGTCTACACTGTTTTCTTTAAAGTACAGGCAGCAGCAACCAAAAGCGGTTACTCCAGCACCAGTACCGCATAATGGTTCGTATTTTTCTGCTAATGTATTGTAATCCGCTTCAGTGCTTAAATCTGGGACTGGAATCTCGGTTGGAGTTACGTATTCGTATTCAGTAAAATTAACTTTCCATAAAGGTAACCAAGTGTAGCCATCACTGTAAGTTTGTCTACCTGTTGCGTGTGATGGTGCTTCTAACGAAGCTCGGGATTCACCGGGTTCTGAATCGTTTCTAAAATTAGCATTATTATGTAAACACAAATATACAATACTGTTGTCTTCATTATAAACTACAGTATAATCTTGTTCTGATACGTAATAATTGTATACTTTTCCTGCTTGCCATGGATTATTTGTTGCTATAAGATGTATTTGTGAGTCTGGTATCTTTTTAGCAATAAATGTGTCTCTTTGTAAAGCAAATTCTGCATCAGGAGCACCACTAAGCCCTCCTGCTACAATGTATAATTGTTCAGTTTTTTGTTTTATATTTGTTGTTGCTAATGGGCTTGTAGTCATTCGGGGTTAGCATCCTGTGCAAGATATTCCATCATTTGGATAATTACCACTTATAGAGGTTAGTCGTAAAAAGTCTCCAATATTTATCATACCGAACGTCATACCACTATAGTATTTAGTGGAAATTTCATCGTCCCAAGACGGAAAAACGTGTGGTGGTCCGGTTACTCCAGTGACTATATCATTACAAGTATCACACACATTAGGAGAACTTGATGTTAATATGGAGTACATAGCATAATTTTTAATTATAGGTATTTCATATTTTAACACACTAGAAGAGTCAAATATGTTATTAAATATATCTTGACGTACATTATAAAAGTCTTTAGTTCCTGCTGGATGTACTAATGGTCTGACAATTTCTTTATAATTGTCTGCAGGCAAATCCGAAATGTTTAAAACGTAAGAATATTCTTGCCAAAGATCATTATCTTGTATTATGGAATGGTTTAAATAACTTCCAACTAATTGAGGATTGTATCCATTAGTATTATTTTGATACGGTTCTTGATTGCTGCTTTCGTTTCGCATCCAATCAAATCTGCCTCCATTCAACCGCATCACGTATCGTTTTGGATATGAAATTGAAATTTTATCTGCTGTTATATCAAATAAAGATTGCAAAACTAATTTAAATGAATCTTCTGTTCCTTTTTTAGTGTATAAATTTATTCTTACATTGTCTAATAAATTTCTTACATTTTCTGGATTTACTTTTCCGGTTGGATTGGTATCTGTTTTTATTTGTTCAGAAGGAAACGAATTAATATAAGAAAATAATTTATTTTTTAATAAATTGTCTGGAGTAGTGGCTATATCTATTAATTTTTCTAAATTTAAAAAACTAACAGAACTACCAGTAACACCACAAGATAACCAATCATAATAAGCTTTAGTCATTAAAATTAAATTAGATTGTCCGTTTGATGAATTTTTTAACCAAAACGGAAACATATCCTCTACTTGTATGGGATATGTACAAACTGGTTTAGGAGATATCTGTGGTGCAATAAATGCAGTAAAATTAGCATTATTATTTGTTGTAGAATTTATAACAGTTTCAAATTCAGATTGTACTAAAGGACTGGTAGTTAGCGTGCTTATAGTTGGTATCTTATAATTGGAAAGATCATCAACTAATTGTGATTCTAAATTTTTAAATTTATTTTTAAAAAAAAGAAGCATTTTATAGTCCGTCTATTGTGGTATTGGCTTTTAATAACATTTCGTTCTTAAACACTAATACGGATTGATTTTTTGGTTTAACTGTTATACCGGTTTTTACTGTTTCTGATAATACATTTCCGTATATTGTAACTATACCAGATTTATATTGTACCTTTCCTAAAACACCAGAAACTAAGCTGGAATCTGATACTTTATAGGCAGAAATATTACCTTCTACTGCTTCTTGTGTATCTGGATCGTATTTTGTTGGTGTGTCTAATAAGTATACAGTGTTGCCCAAATATGTAATATTATCTGACTTTACAAATCCAGAAAGTATTTCTGTCTGATAATATAAGTTTCTATCAGTTATTGATCCGTAAACTTCTAATTTTAAAGTTATACTATTAGTGGATACGCCACTTATCGTGGGATATGTTTGTAATAATAAATTTACAATTTCTCCAGTTATTAAAGTAACATTAAATTCATAAGGATTATTGTAATAAGTGTTTACTGTATTTTTAATATTTGTTGAATTAGTAGTTGATGGCATACCAGTAATACGCAAATCTATGTTTGCTGTTATTATTTGAGGTTGAAAATATTCTGGTAGTATACTAACTGCAGACTTTTTCTTAATATATGAAATACTATTTTTAACTGCATAATTATTTGGAGTCAGAGTTTCATCAGCAAACGATATAAACACTCTGCCATACGATTTAGGTTCTGCGTCTTCACCTCCCCAAACATTTATTTGTTTAGATTCTACTATACTTGCTGGTAGTAATTGGGATGAGAATAGCAAACCAATATAATCGTCTTTTGTTATTGCTCGATCGTTTGCTGCAAATATTTTAGGAGCAGAGTAACGATAAAGATCTAAATCTGGTGTTGCTCTTCCTCCAGATGATATTTTAGTACTAGTTACTGTTGCTTTTGCATTAGAATTAAATGCAGAAGTTTTATTTGCTAAATCGCCGTTAGTAATTATATAAGAAACAGTAACAATATCTGTTGGATTTATTGTTTTTCCGTAATTATTTGCAAAATCATTTATACTTCTCTTACCAAACAATAAATAAAATCCTTCTGATGTTCTGTCTATAAAATATACTTTAGCATCAGGACCAACAGCTGCAGTATTGTTATATGATGTCCAGGTCTCAGTAACACCATTTGTGGTTACTTTTACTGTCAGAGTGTTAATATCAATTTGTGTTCCACCAATGAATGCTTTTTGGCTTGTTTGATCTACTGATACAGGTAAATCTTTGGCTATAGCACTTCCTTCATAAACTTTAAATGTTTTGGCGGTTGTATTTAATGTGATGTCATCGCCTATTGTGTAAAATCTGTAAACTGAACCTGTATTTGTTGTTCCTATAAAATAATCGCTATAAGAAGTTATTGTTGTTTGTGTAGAAGTTGGAGAAGTTGCAGTAACCTCTCCAACAGAACAGGAAGCTCCCGGTAACAACACACCCAGAGGTTTAAGTAAAGAAACAAAATTATTTTCCATCTGAGCAGTGTCTAGGAACATTTCATTCGCAATCATGTTTGCATAAAATGCATAATAAAGAGTATTGTATGAAAATACATTCAACAGTAAATTAATTGCAGAACCTTCATAATTATAACTATTTAATTCTTCAGTGTTTGAATTTTGTAAATATGATTTCAATGAAGCTTTAATTTCATCAAAATCCAAAGAAGATATGTTTATTTGTGGATTCATTGATTAACCAGTAGTTAATGTTACTGTTCCCTGTTGTTGATTAAATTTTTCTGTAAAATAAACTGTAACAGAATAAGTGTCTAATAACTTTTCTATTGTTAGTTTGTCTATCGTTGCTCTGGTTTCTTGTGTTTCAATTTGAGAAATAAACACGTATTTTAGAGCTTCTAATGCGGCTACATCCCGAGGATAACTCAAATCTTCTAAAAGAGTAGAACCAAAATTTGGATTAAATAAACCTTCGCCTCGTTTTGTTAATAAAATATTTTCTATACTTTGTGCTATAGCGTAACGAGACGTTTTAAAAACAATATCGTTAGTTATTTCATTTTTTTCTAAAAAAAAGTCTATATCGGAAAATTCTGCCATTTGTTATATTTATAAATTTATTAAGGAGTTAAATCCAAAGTTGAACCATTTTTATCAAACAGTACATCAGTATTGGTTGGTATTACTGCTGCCCCGTCTCGCATTAAATACAGATACATGGAATGCTTTACACCAGTCATTACGTGTTTTACTTTATAAACCATCCATTTACCAGAATATCTGCTTTGTTTAATGTTTGTATTCTCGCCAATAGGATAATCAATAGTGATAATTTTTCCTGGTTTTACTTTTAAATCTCCGTGCACCAATATACGAATACGCCAATAACCCAACAAACTAGTCTGAGCACGTCTATATAATGGGGTTTTAGTTGGTGTATTCCAAAAAGTTGCATGAGTTTTAGAGTATTCTGTGTAATAAGTGAAGCAAGAACCACAGGCTTCGCTATGACTTGGTGGCGTATAATCTGTTACTATAGTTGATGCAGGTGCCGCAGTTAAAAATGGAGTAGTTCCTGTTTTTGTTACAGTTTTCCATTCATCGTCTGCAGGATCTTCACACGAACAGTTATACGGTGCGGTGGGGTCTGCATAATCGACACCTAACCACTTATTATTCAATTCATCTTTTATTCCATCACATTCTTGTGCGGCTAATTTAGCACACAATAACTCATCGTTTGTTGGTTCTGGATTTTTTGGTACATATTTTTGTAAATGTTTAGGGACTGCTGCTCCTTTTGGAAGAAACATATCAGGATTTAAGGATGGTCCGTATTTTGAATTTTCTCTAGACGATACACTATGCTTATGTGGTAAAAAATTACTATAATCGTCTGGATTAAGATTATTTGTATTTACTTGTTCTTGACTCATATTTTATAATTCCTTTAGCTACAGTTACCATCGTTAGCATTTTCTACATCAAACAGATACATTTTATCTTCACTATCGCTAGCAAAAACATTACATATTTTCTTTGATCTAAAAACATCAAACATTTTTGAATTCACCACATCAATTTTAACTATACGACCAATATATTCGGATGCATCTTTAAAACTGCCTACAGCACGCATACGAAATCCTGTAGGATATGCAGAATTTCCAGCATTTTCGCCATTGTTATTTAAATCTACACTTATACCTGGTGCAATTAAAGCTATACCACCACCAGCAACTCCACCATTATACTTTAAATTTAAAATTTCATTTAAATTATATGCAGTTCCTTTTATACCCCATGGAACCTGTGCAACAGTAAAAGGATAATCAACACCGGCATTTACTACTTCATTTGCTGCTTTATATTTGTAAGCGTCTACATTCTTTGTAAACTCTATTTCGTTAAAGGTATAAGAATATATGCCAGCAGGTCCATTATCTAATATTTTAGTAGCAGAAGTTAATATTGCGTAAAAACTTGTTGGATCTTTTTTCTCACCAATAATAGTATTTTTAAAAAAATTCCATTTTGTTTTATCTCTTTTTAATTGCGCATATTCTTTTCTCGCATCATTTAAAGGCCATTTTATATCTTCGTATATTTTTTTCAAACAAGACGCAGGAAGTTCAGAAAAATCAAATTGGGCTTGCCAATAATTTTCTTCCATTCTATCTGCTTTTATTTGATCACCACCAGCACCACTATATCCCTTAAACGATGGATCCCAATAATTCCACCAAGGAAGATCTTTTTGATTATAAGCTTGTGTAAAATATCCATAATTAGAATCTGTTATACGATTAGACGAATAAGCAAGCGTCATATCAATACCAAATTTTTTATCTATGGGTGGATAAGGTGCTATTTTTAAAAATAACTTTTGATCCGAATAATAATCATAAACATATTGTTCTTTGATTAGAGAATCTTGCGTGTCTACTATTGATCTATAAGGATTTTCCCAATTTGGTTTTATTCTAATATATTCACCACTAAATGCACCATTTTTAATAAGATCCGATACTTCTGTTTCTGATATAGTGTCTAAAGAAATTATAGTTTCTTCATCGTATTCGTTTAGAGTTGGGCTATATGTTTTTACTGATTTATTAGTGTTTGGTTCTTTTAATATAGATTCAATACATTTAAAATTAAATTGATTTAAATCTTCCCAGAAGAAAAAATTTACTGCATTAGGATTTTTTTTCCAAGCAGCATATTCGCACACATAATTTATTAATTGACTTATTTTTGGCGAAGCTCCTATTTTATTCCAAGGATAATATGATGGATTTAATTTTATCCATACAGAATTTATAGTTTCATCTGCTATTAATTTTTTTTGGTCTTCTGCATCTCCTTCAAATCCAAAATGTTTAAAAATATATTGAATAAATCCTTCTAAAGGAGTATCAGTACAGTCATTACAGCCTTTTAAATCTATAACAGGAGTTTCTGATACTTCTTTTTTTGCTGTATAACTGTCAGTCGTTCCTTCTGTTGAAATAACACCAATAAATTCGTCAAGCATACCAGAATTAAAGTTTTTATATATTGCAGAATCGGATGCAAAATTAATAGCTATAGGTATAGCAGTACCAGCTGGACCTAAAGTACTTTTTGATATAGAGTTTGCGTGTGTTACTACTTCCGTGATTTTAAATACCGCATTTACTGCTGGAGTAGAGCATTTTATTTTAATCTGATCAAATGTTGTAAAATTTAATTGATCTATAAAATACGCAGGATCGTTAAACAGTAAAGATCCACTTAAACTTTCAGAAAACATATCCTCATTAATAATTAATTCTTGAAAAATATATGGAGTATTATCATCTCTAGGAAAAATTTTAAAGTTTAAACCATTTGTTGTATTAACTAAAGTTATTTCTCCAGCAGTTCCCCATGTTATATTTGGTATAGTTATTTGATTGCTGCTCATATATCACTCAATTTTATTTGTATTTTTTTCTGTGTTTTTACTGCATCATCTACAGCATTCATTAAATTGTATGCTTTTGTTGATTGTAAATATTTAATAGTGTTTTGGTATTGTATTAATTCTTTTTGTATTTTAATTGGAGTTAAAAACAAAGAATTATTAGTATGATCTTTATAGCCGGTAATAAAAACACTTTTCCATAAAGAACCATTATTAGCTGCAACATTTATTATTTCGTTATTTTGATTTTTTATAGACTGTGTAGTATTTAGATACGAATCAATACTTAACAATTGATGTTGTATAGTTCTTACTACTTTATCTCCTCTAATAACACCTACTAATGTTCCAGAAGTTTCATCAATTAGTACTGGTTTTGTGTCCGGACCACTATATGATTTTACAATTATTCGTTTATAGTCGTTATCTACAAACGTAACTTTTCCAAGATGTTTTTCGGATGTTCCAGAACCAAGCAATAAAACGTGATTATCGCCTGATACAACTTGATTAAATTTACCAGGAATTGTGTTGATAGAGACATACGCCGTAGTTCCACTGCAACTGCCTGATTGTTGTAGTATTTGACCAGCAACATATAATTTATTATTAGAATTTATAGCTGCAGAATGTCTTTCTCCAGCACTAATATCGATATAAGTACCAGAAGGAATCTCTGTTCTGTTGTAAGTAGAACTTCCAACAAAACTAATACCTCCGGTTTCATCTAACAACAAAGCGTGATCTTTTCCACAAGCAATTTTAGTTATTTTATTTGAAATAGTTGGTATTAATCCTGCACTAATACCAGTATAAGTAAATTCTGTAACCTTTCCTTGATTCACACCAACATCTCCAATAATACCCAAACAGTAGTTTTCTGCACAAGAAACATCAGTAATACTGGTAACAGACTGGGTATAAGTTAATCCACCATAAAATTTAACAGTATTATCAGAAAAAAGTATCACACCACTAAACGTGTTTCCTTTTGTGAATTCTATCTGAGATATTGATTTTGATTCGGTTACAGGATAAGAAAGACCACTTGTACACCCATTACCATAACAATACCAAGTTTTATTGGTTTTATTTCCAATAATTTTATTTTTGGTAACATTGATTGCCGTATAACCAGAATCTTGTGATTTATATAACCTATCAGTAGAACTAAATCCAGTTAATCCTAAAGTTTGACCCCATCCCCAAATTCTACCAACAGGATCAATTCCTGCACTAAAGTTACCACCAGCACTAATATAAAATATAGAATTTCTGTCAATAAAATTATCAGGTATTAAAGATTGGCCGTAATGTGGTTGATCACAAGAATTAGTAGAATATACAGACCCAGCACCAAATGCCTTTAATTTAAATGCACCATTACCTGTTTCATACACCAGAATATCATCTTCTAATATGCCAGATAAAGTAATACCAAGATACGAATCTAAACTGGACGAATTAATATAATTAGAAGTTGAGGGAAGATATCTTGATGTATTTGAAAACTGAAATGTCCAAGAATCAAATTCTGCTATATTTTGTTTTAATAATGCATCTGGTGATTGGTTCCATTGTTTAAACGGATTTTTTACATCATTCATCAAAAATAATGTTGAATATAAATTTTGATTTTCGTATAATTTAACAGAAAATTGATCTGGTCTATACCTTGCATTGTTATTAGTTAATAATATATCAGAAACACCACTTTTATCTACTGTTATAGATTTAAAAATATCAGTAAACTCTAAAGTATTACCGTTTAAAGAATATTGAATTTTTGAAAAATTTTTAAACATGGGTAATTACGCAAAAACGTCTGCTCTATTTATCAGTTTACCACCATAATATACTGCAGGTTCTAGTTCGTAGAACTGTAGATTTATATTTAATGCTAGAGGAGCACCTACTTGAGTTATGAATGGAGTTTGAAGAATTGGAGCTCGATTTATATCCACATTTTTTAATACCGCAGGTAATGCATTACCATCCCAATATTGTGTCAAAAGTGTACTTTCTTCTCCATTTGGACCTGAAACTCCATTTCCTGCAACTTTAATTTGCCAGAGAGGTGGATGTTGCCATACTAGTTTGCTACCACCGGACCATCTAGGAAATGCATTACTTTGAAAAACTCTTGCTATCTCGCCTGCTATTACTGCATCTGCTTCAGTTTTTGCCACTAAATCAAAACTTATATTATAAACTCTTCTTGATCCTGGCATTAAGAATGTTTCCATATGATCTGGAGTTATAGCAGAACCACCCTGTAAAAATGCATCAATTCGTTCATTGAATGCGTCTGCATTTTCTCTTGCAGAAAACTGTAAATTGTTCATTTCTTGAACTAAACTACCTCCTGCTTCGTATTTCATATCATTTGATATTGAATATATTTTAGGATACGGTAATTTTACCCAATTTCCACTACCCATAATAGTTGAAGGTAGTCTTCCTGAGTTATATGTGGAATATTCTTTGTAATAAAATACCATATAAGCAGGTATTTCTTTTGCTTGCTCAGTGCCTTCTATGGGAAAAGAATATGGCATATAACATATATATTTAAGTTTCATGGCATATAAAACCAAATATTTTCCAGAAAATCCAGATAAATATCTAGGTAACTCTAAGAATATTGTCTGTAGATCTAATTGGGAAAGAAAGTTTTGTAAATATCTGGATAACAACAAAAATATTGTTAGATGGTCAAGTGAAGAGCTAAAAATACCTTACATGTCTACAATAGACAACCAAATACATAATTATTATCCAGATTTTGTATTTGAAGCAAAAAAAGAAGATAAGATACAAACGTACGTAATAGAAATAAAACCTAAAAAACAAACAGTAAAACCAAAACCCAAAAAGAATAAAAGAGCGTATTTAAATGAATGTATAACATATGAAACTAATGTTTGTAAATGGAAAGCTGCTCAAAAATTTTGTAACGATAATGGATGGTTGTTCAAAATACTAACCGAAGATAACATATTTAAAGAAAACAATGGAAACAACAAATAACGGCGGCATTACTGATATTCTTAATTATTTTAGTCAAAACGGGTTTCAAAGAACTAATCGTTATACTGTTAGTATAACTAGACCGGGATACACAATACCAGCAGAAACAAAAAAAGGAGAAACAAAAAAAGACGACAAACAAATTGCTCCTATTACTGATACCTTTTGGGCAACAAGTGTACAAATACCATCACAAACAGTGGCGTGGTTTCCTGAATCATTTGGTCCGTCTAGCCCAACTCTTCAAATTCCATTAAAAAGAGAATTTGATGACAGATTCTTAATAGATTTTATAGTAGACGAAAACTGGAAAGTTAGAAAATATTTTGAGGATTGGATAAATTCAATATTTTATCCACAAATAGGGTTTTCTGGTGAAGGACTAATTACAAAAACATCAAGAATAATTCCAAAATTAAATAATAAAGAAATGTTAAAACAAATTGACATATCTGCATTGAATGTAAATGGAGAAGAAAAATACAAATTTACATTACACGAAGTATTTCCAAAATTACTATTACCATCACAATTTGCCAATGATCAGCCTAATCAATATTTAACTTTAACAGTAGATTTTAATTATCGTTATTATACAACAAAAACAGTAGACACAAAAAACACAGAACCAACAACGTCGGGTGGTGGTGTTTAAAACTGATCTAAATAAAGTATGGCTTTAAAAGATTTATTATTAAGCGGATTTCCAGAATATTGCGAATCTCTTCCTTCTGGTAAAGAGGTTTGCTTTAGACCAATGATTGTTTCTGAAGAAAAAGCATTAATGTTGGCAAAAACCAACCAAGACAAATTAACAATATTAAAAACATTACAAAATATAATGATGTCTTGTTGTTCAAATACAAAAAAAATAGATATTAAAAAATTAAAACTTGTAGATTTTGAGTATTTGTTTTTACAGATACGAGCCAAATCTATAGGAGAAATTGAAGGATTTACCATAGTATGTCCTCACACATCAGAACAAATAAATTTAAAAATTAATATACTTAAAGATTATAAAATTTTTGAACAAAACGTAAGCAATAAAATTAAAATAACAGAAAATGTTATATTGGTAATGAATGAACCAACAGCAGAAAGTTTATTTAAATATCCAGATTACGATAAAAACGAAGACTCTTTTTATAATTTTATAGGAAGCTGCATCAAACAAATTCACACAACAACCGACATTAAAGAGTGCTCAGATGTTTCAGAAAAAGAAATGTTAGATTTTATAAAAACCCTAACATCTTCACAATTTCAAAAAGTTTTAAATTATTTTGATTGTATTCCCAGATTAGAAATAATTAAAAAATATACAACATCTGATAATATAGAAAGAATATTATCTTTAAAGGGCCTTTTTACTTACGTTAATTTTTTTTTTGAACACATAGATGTTCCAACATTTTATAGACAGATATTTCAATTAAAATATTATCACAACTACGGAATTCAAGAAATAGAAAATATGATTCCTTGGGAAAAGACAGTTCATATAGAACAGATAAAAGAACAGTTAAACGAAGAAAAACAAATTAAAAAAACACAAATTGGACAAATAAATGGAATCAGATAACAACCAACCTCTAATGCCAGCAAATAAAGCTAGTAATTTTTTTAATACACAACAACCAAAATTTGCTTCTACCAAAAAAACAACTGAAATTTATAATCCAACTTTAGTGCCATCAGCACAGTCTAAACCAGTAGAACAAAAATCTAATTTCTTCAAACCTAATGGAGCTGATGTTATTTTAAATTATAATAAAAATAATATAAAAAATAACACTAAACCCGAGTTTAATAGAGCCCAGAATAGTGAAGTAACATTAAAACCCGAGTTTAATAGAGCCCAGAATAGTGAAGTAACATTAAAACCCGAGTTTAATAGAGCTCAAAATATCACAAATGATTTAGTACCAAAAATAATTAAAACTGATAGCTCTAGTTTAGCAAATAATAATGTTAATGATATTTTTGGTAGAAATAAAGAAATAATGACTTTGGAAGAAAAATCAAGACAGTTAAATATGAATGCTAAAGATCCACCAAAAATGGCAACTCCAACAATAATTAATAATTATTCAACCAATTCTGGTGGTGGAGGCGGTGGTGGTATGTCAACCAGAGATCCTTTAGAGAATTTAAAATTAGATTACCGAAGTTTGCCTGCGTGGAGAACACAACTAGGTTAAGAAAAGAGCCCCTTTCGGGGCTCTTTTTTATTCTTCACCTAGAGATTTCAGATAGGATTCCACATCCACGTCTTCGTCTACATCCGTCTTTGGTGACGGCTTTCGGTTATTACGAACCGGTGCTTCATTCTCTACCGATTCGTCTTCCATGGATTCTCCACGAACATCACCACCAAGAGCATCCACAAGCTTAACCTTGAGTTCTGCGTAACTCTTAAACTCCTTGGGATTCACAAACTCCTTGAGAGCGTATTGCTTCTTCCACAGAGTCTCAAGCTTGGCATCATCACCGTCAAGCAGTTCTGAAGCCGCACTGAACTCAGACTTGTCATAATTCACATAACCTTCAACCTTACGAATCTTTAGCTTGAAGTTGGCACCCTTCCAAAAGTCAAACGGATTTACTGCATTCTCGTCTTCAAACTCTGGATTCATTTGTTCTTGAATCTTCTCAAAAATCTTCTTACCGTACTTAAACAGGAACACCTTACCCTTGTTTTGGGGAGCAGCAGGATCTTCCACAACAAGAATATTGGATACGTAATTTAACTTACGCTTACGATCACGTGCAATACGCTTATCACTTTCAGTACCACTATTCCATAGTTCACCGTTTGCTTCACAAACCGGACACTTTTCTCCAAGAGTAGTTGGGCAGTTGTGAATAAACCAAGCACCCTTACCCTTAAAAGCGTGAGAGTACAACTTAACCCATGGAATATCTTCGCCTTCTACTGCTGGAAGGAATCGAATAACTGCGTATCCATTGCTAGCAGAGTCTAGAGTAGGTCGCCAAAATCGGTCGTCCTTGTAATCGTTAGACTTGTTGCTCTTCTCCAATTCTTCTTGAAGCTTGGAGGCCATTGACGTTGAATTCTTCTTTAAATCTTTAAATGACATATAATCTCCTATATTTTATTAGTATACACCTGCATTATAATAAGTCAAAAATTAAATTGGTAGTTTAGAGGTTTTAGGAAGAAAGTTTAATCCTTCTCCTTCTTGTTTTATTTTTTCAATAATAGGCTTAGATAATATCTTACCTACACTCTCTACTGGAATATCTTTGGATTCACACACGGCTATCACCGCGTCCATAAAAGAAACTTTCCATTCTTCTGCATATTTTTCTATTTGTTTGCAGAAATCATTCTGCGTTTCTTCGTCAAAATATAAAACCATGATTAATAAACCTCTCTCTAATATAACTATATATAGAGGATAAATAGGTTTTTCCACTTATAACCCGGAGAATTAAATGCCAGACATAGATCCAAACTTAATTATAGACGTAACAGGTAATACAGCCAGTGTTGCTACAGATTATTCTACAAGTGGTATCACCAACTCTCACATTCAAATTATGAAAATGGCATGGGGCGATGCCAACACTAATACCCGAGTCACTACATCTAATCCCCTACCAATAAACATTCAAACAATCACTGCCACTCTGGGTGTAACCGGCAGTGTTGGTGGTTTAGGTAATTTTAAAATAATAAATGGTGTTTCTGGCGTAACCACCATTCCTTTAGTAGTGGCTGGCACAACTAGTTCTAGTTACTCTGCTGTTCAAATTAATGGTTATGTTCAAGGCGTGACTAGTGGTATTCTGGTAGGAGTAACCGGATCTGTGTTTATAAACAATCCTAATACTTCTTCAACTTTAAGAATTCAAGGATATACCAGTGGCACAGAAGTAGGAATTACTGGCGGACGAAGATTAAATTCTTCAACCGATAGTGTTACCGTTTCTGGTACTGTTGGTATTACTGGTGGTCGTTACCTTCTACCCGGTTATGATGGAGTCAGAATTTTCGGAGGAAACTCTGGAGAAACCATGATTCCAATAACAGTTCGTGATGGTTCTGGAAATTCTATCGGTTCTTCTGGTGGTGCCTTAAATGTAAATCTGGTCGGTGCTGGTATCACAGCAACTGTTTCTATCAGTACATTAGTTGGTATTTGCCAAGCAGATAAAACTGTGCCACTATTCGTGGCTGGAGCAACAGCAGGTCCCGCCGTGCGTGTTAAAGGCACCGGAGCCAGTGATGCACTTCCAGTGTTGTGGACAACCGCAATGCCAGTGTCTGTAAGTGGTCTGGTCACTGTTGATCTTAATTTGATCAATACTGCACTAACCACAATACAATCTCAACTAACTGGATTACAAGCAGAAGTAGATTACATCACGGATATCTACTCTAAACTCAGCACTGGTATTAATACTATACCAGTAAAACCAAGTCAAGTACAGTCTGGTGTTCTAACAATTAGTACATCCAGAACCACGTTTAGTCAATCTACTGCTTTGTATTCTGGTATAACAATTAAAGCTTCCAGTTCTAACGGAACCAAGGACGTGATAATATCAGGCAACTCTCCACAAACTTCTGGTGGATATCCATTATCTGCAGGTCAAAGTATGTTTATAGAAACGAATAATTTACAAAATCTATACTTTGAAAGTTCTGGAGCTTATCCGGTATCAATCAGTTATATTGCTTCGTGATAAAATATGTCTATTCAAAATGTAAATTCAATTTTAAATCAAAATCCTACTACGGATGATCCGTATGTGTTAGTTAGAAGTGATGTATTTCTTTTTTTACAACTAACAAACAACGAAAAGTCCATATTTGATTCTGGTTCAAAAACGGATTCTAAACCCAGTTTGGTGTTTTATGAAGAAGGAGCAAATACTAATGCAATTTTGGATTTTACTAATGCTTCTTCTAAAGATAAAAAGTATTTAGATATTTTGTTTAAAGGATTAAATGATTTTTCTGGTTTATCTTTAACGAATGCCAGTTATTTAGACGAAAAAAATGGAGTAGAAAA